ATTCTATAATAAGCTCTAGCCTCTGGTGTGTTCTGTTTATATCATCAAATCTACCACACCAAGCTGCTACAATTTTATCTGGTTCTATATATGTTTCAGTTTCTACACCAGTAACCTTAGTTACTTCAACTGGAGCTTTCATTATATATATGGAACATAGTGATTCTGAGGTAGTTGTCTTTCCCTCAGACACGGGGTCAATAGAAGCATAATACTGTCCAAAGGTTGGATCCTTGATGGGCCTTTCCCATACTACTAGTACACCAGTTTTATCTTCTAGTTTCTTAGGAACTGGGAATTCCATTATAGGTCTTTTGTTTGTTGGAGTAACAGCTGCTCTTCCATTTTCATCTGTATGAATATCTAAGAACTCATAAGCATATTCTTTCTCTTCTATTCTTCTTTCCTGTGCGGCTATAAGATGTGAAGGGAATACAGATACAGATCTATGGTCAAATGCTTCTTTTATATTTCTAGGATGCTGAGATATCCTTAACTGGTAATCTTCAGGACCTAGTTCTTTTTTCCATTTCTCAAACTGATCATCTAAAGCTTTTAATGACTCTTCTACAAGTGAATTACCATATTGATCTATATATGGGGGCATAGACCATTGCTCAGGAATAAACAAACCTGAGAGACCTTCTGTACCTTTATCATCAAGCAGATTAGTTTCTACAGCATATACATCTTTAGAAAGAGGGTTAAGTATCATATCTCTAAGTGGATTACACTGAGATAAATCCCCCACTGATCCTGCAGCAATAAACATTCCGGTAGTAATCATACCTGATCTCATGGCTGGGCGCATATACTCATATGTCTGATCCATCTTTGGTGCAATCCCTGCCTCCTCATGGAAGAAGTATTTTACCGGACCCCCTACACCATTTGTTGGATCTTTCTCAAATGACATGCCCTGCATGGTACCCTTTAGACCCACTTCTGTTTTTCTGTCTCCTTTTCTTACTTCAATCTTTTGCTGCCACATTAAGACTTTGTCTGGAGACATTGGACGGTACCATGCAGTGTGTTCATTCAAGAATGCAGCATATTCCGACATGAATTTCCAAGAACCTTTCTCATTGATGTAATCTTTGAGGCTGGCTCCCATCTTTAAAGTAACCCCTGCTTCAAACCAAAGTTGATTAAGTAATTTAGAGATGTGGAAATAAGATGATGCTATCTGACGTTTCTTCAAGATAGCTGCATGTTTATAGTTAAGTTCAGCAAGTAATTCATATAGTGCCATATGATACTGTGCATCCCTGATTTTTGCAAAGTCAAACTTTTGTTGTTCCTTATCAAAAATTGGTAAGAAGTTCAACCACATATAGTAGTCTCTTGTAATAAACCACTTCTTGTCTTTGTTGATATAAAATACTCCTTTTCTACATTTTGTTTTCTGATCATCCCAATAAGATATAAAGTCTTTTGATCTAAATGGGGCAATGCAATAAATGTTTTGATCTCTAAACTTTACAGCTTCTTCATTAAAAAGGTAACTAGTTTCATCAAATGCGTATTTTCCTGGTTCAGAAAATATATCTGCTATTGCATTAGAAAAAGCTTCTCTAGATTCAAAAGAAACTGTAGTCCATGTACCATTATCCCAACAGGGTATATCTTGATAAATCTCACTCATTTACAATCAATTTTACGGTATGGTTGGTTTCAATCCAAACTTTAGCTCCACAACTAAGTGGATTGTCTGGTCTATAAACTACCCGTGCTACCTCATTTCCATTATCATCAATAATAAGTGCTTCATGTGCATAATCATTAGACTTATATGTCTTACAAGTTAAGACAGGATCTTGAGTATTATTCTTTGCATTACTCTTAATCTGATGTTGGTTTACATGAATTATTGTTTTCATATTAACTATCGTATGCTAGACCCTGACCACCTCTTACT